ATGTTAAAAAAGAAAAAAATGTTATCAATCAGATTTTGGTTACTCAAGTCTGAATCAACAACAGCTACTCACTTTATTTTACAAGTGAGTATTTCTTACAAAGGTGTGCGAGCTTCGGCAAAAAGCACAGGCATTGTAATAGAAAAAAAAGAGGATTTTGATGAAATCAATCAAAAAATCCTCAATGATTCAGCAAAAGAAGAACAACGACAGGCAATAGCTGACCGTATCAAATTTCTCCATGATGTACTGGCAGAAAAGGGGGCTGTTATTACGGCTAATAGAATTAAGCAATTATTAGCAGGCAAACAGGTGGCAATACCTCGTTTTATAGAAGTAGCCGAAGAATTTATTGCTCACAAAAAAACAGAGTGGGCAGCCACTACATTAAAGAGTAAACGCACTCGGCTAAAAAATCTAATCCGCTATTTTATAGCACAGGGCTTACAGCAAATAACTTGTGATGATGTCCGTAAAAGTGTATTATTAGATTTAAAAAATTGGCTGCAAAAAAATCTAACTTCTTGTAAACAAGGGCATTATGCTAAACATATAGAGTTAGCTAACAATATTTTAGATTTTGCAGTAGATAAGGAGTACATCAAAGAAAACCCTTTGCGAATGACCGTAGAGAGGGGGACAGAGGAAAAGCCGATGCCCCTCAAAAAAAGCCACTATCAAAAACTACTAAACTTTACTACCAAAGACAAGGAATTGAGAATAGTAGCAGATAGTTTTATTTTTATGGCTTGCACTGGGCTTGCTTTTATAGACTACTTAAAGTTTGACACTACCAAACAGATTTATACTAGTGAGGTAGATGGCAAGGTTTGGCTATGCAAAGACAGAAGTAAAAGCACTATTGAAACCTTAGTGCCTTTGCGAAAAGAGGCATTAGACGTGCTACTGAAGTACGATAATAGATTACCCTATTTAGGTACATTTAAAAGTGCTAATCAGTTGCATAACAGACATTTAAAGACTATAGCAAAACTCTTAGATATTCCACAAGAACTAAGTACCAAACACGCAAGGCAAACGGCTTGTTCAAGGTGGATAGGAGATGGTGTAAGTGATTTAGTAATTTGCAAACTCATGGGTTGGACTTCTACCAAACAACTAAGGTATTATGTAGATTGGTCAGAAGAACTAATTAGACAAGGATTGAGAATGTAAAAGTTATAAATAAAGCTGGTTTAAAAAAGATTTTAAAGTTAGATACAAAAGTTATACAATAGACAATCAAGTAAGATAATAGATATAATAGTAATAGAAAGTATTGGAATAGTACAATTTACCTAAAAATAGTACAATTTTAGCAAGGTATTTCAAAAACAAATAGTAGTAGTTATATGTATGATAAAAAAAGTAATTGCACAATAAAAAGAAGTCATCTAATTGCTTAGATGACTTCTTTGTTTTAGTATTGTGGGGAATCACAATTTTTACGTTAGCCCCCCAAATCTAGCTAAGTTGCGTTGTATAATGCCATCTTTAAGCTCTCTGGGTTCTACAACAAGTGTTTCAAGTCTTTGGAGTTGTCTTTGTTGGGCTTTAAGCAAAGCTATCATGTCTGCTTGCTGTGCTTGTAATTTTTGTAATTCTAACTTTAAATATTTTTTTTTCATGGCTATTGATTTAACTTTTAATATTAATGAATACTTGAATGATGATGATTATTTGACTTGGCAGCAAGGTCGTCATAAAACTTTTTTTACATACCAACAATTCTGGCAACTCATACAACATCAAAAAGTAGTTGATGGTAGGGGCGGAGGTTTAGTAGTTGGTAGGTTACATAGTGAAGGCAATATTTATTTTTTCAAAGAAGAACATAATGGTTTTAGAAACCTTAATAATCACAATTTACAAGGAGGAGAATTTATTATTAATAGGGCTGCTACAGCAAAATACGGAAGCCGTATTGAACAAATAAATAGAGAAGTAGATAGAGATATTCTTTATGGTAAGATGGTTTCTGTGAGTAGTCTTTTAATAAAAAAAGATACACGAATACTTAATACACATGGAGAACCTGAAAAACTTTTGTGGTTAGACCACCACCAATTTATTGTAAATCATTTAGCTACGCTCATGCACTATAATGAACTTGTAGAAATTAACTCTTATCAAAAATAAGCTTTAATTTTTGATAAAATTAGTAAACACCTTTGCCTAAGTAAAGGACAATTTGTAGGGCTTTAAACTATAAAATACTTATGCTACTATTTCTCAAAACCCTTACCCTTGCTTTGTTATTACAAAGCAGTGATGTTTATATCTGTGATAGCAAAACAGCCCACAAGTACCACCGTACACAAAGCTGCAAAGGCTTAAACAGATGCACGCACACCATTAAAAAAGTTACATTGGAAACAGCCCAAAAAACTCGTTCCGCCTGTAAAGTTTGCTACTAAACACCACACCTATAAGGTTTTCAAAACCTTATAGGTGTTTTCATTAGTCCCTAAATATCCTTTTCGCCATTTCCCTCACCTCAAAGCTCGCCACTCTTTGCAGTTGGTACATACTCCCCCACAAAAACTTATTGGCAAACTTTTTCTGCTTGCGTGCAGTGGTCTTGGTATTGGCTTTTTGTCCACGACCTGCCCCCATGTCTGTAAACTTACCCGAAGTCCGCATATCTATAGTAATCACTATCTTGCTACCTTCGGACTTTAGGCGGGCTTGAATGGAGTTCTTCAACAGTCCTCTACCTTTTATCTGGAACTTGTCGACTCTGGACTTCAACATTCTTTCTGTTTTTTCCGTCCATTCTTGGGCGTATTGGAGTAATTCGGGGTTCATATTCGGGGGCTGTTTACTTAGCTTTTTCTATAATCAAATGATGCAAATCCTTAATTACCTCATCTTTTTTAGCTAATGAGTTTCTGTTTTCGGTGTTCATTTCTGTCAATAGTTTTTCGTACCGTTCCGTAATCTCCTTTTCTTTCTGCAAAAACTCCTTGCGAATGGTCGTTTCTTCGGTACGTGCTGCTGCTTGCAACTCTTTCATGTCGTTGCGTTGTTGGTAGTTGAGGTAGGCTAACACGCCAATAATACCTAACTTTTCAATAATTGCCGTAAATTCACCGTCCATCGGGACAGACATCAGCGTAAAGGCTTGTAATAAGGTAAAGCCAAATAGGGCGGGGTTGCCAAATTTATTAAGCATTTCCATAGTAAAAAGGAGGGGGTTTAAAAAGCCCCCTGTGGGGGTTGGGGGCTTCGGGGGTTAATACAAATCTACAAACGTAGGCATTGATGTTCCGTTCAATGTCGCATGGTACGCATTGCCAGAAAGGTCGTTAAGGGTGCTACCTGTTACATTTGTAGTTTTAAAATCATAGTTCAAAATATTTGCTGTACTTAAATCTAATTCATTGGAATTGAATAAATTACGGACTTGTGTATCTGTCAAATTACCTGACAGTACCTGTAATTTATCAAAGATGCACTTGGCTCTTTGTGTGCTATTACTGTCCGTAAGTACACTGGCGTTGTATATATTGGGCGAAGTTATATTGCTCTCAGGAATGTACCCAATACCTCCGTACACCACAGACGATGTACTAACATTGAGCTTGATGCCGTTGATGTAAATAGCTGTATTTTCCATGCCATTATTAAACTGTATGACAACATGATAAATACCTGATTTCAAGGCATATACGGCACTGGCGTATTTGGCAAAACCATTGCCCAAACTATCTACCCTTTGCGAACCAACGTAAATGCCATTGCCGTACACGCCTATTTGCATATAACTGTGCGGGCTGTAGTTCCAACTATCTGTAAAATTGGCAGTGGCTCTTGCAAAAATCCAACGTAAAAAATTAGTGGATATATCCGCCAATTTTACTACAAAAGAAAGAGTTACCGTACCTTCGGGCTGTACGGCTTGTTGTAAAGGCAAATCTTGGTTCAATAGATAGTTATCCGTTCCGTTGTGGTACAGTCCCTCTGTTAAAGCTCGCCAGTTGGGTTGCTGACTATCACCTATGATTTTTACGGTGTTGATATTATTATGAATATCAAATTGCAGCCTAAAATTACCAAAAGGATTTTGGGCAAAGCAAATTACTTGCAACTGCCAAACTGTACCTGCGGACATCAACAAAATTTCGTTTTCAACCTCTGCCCATGTTTGTAAAGGTAAGCTGTTAAAATCTACGGTTTCCGAATACCTAATCCTGAACCTGTGCAGCTCTCCGCCAGACAAGGTGGGTAAGACGGGGTTAATTAGCCTATCTCTAAACGAAAGGATTACATCATTACTTACACAATCATTAAAATTGTAAGTCAATTCATTGAATAGGGGCAAAGTACCCTGTACGTTGTACCGCAATGAAAAACAAACCTCACTCTTACCCGCCTTGTAGGTAGGTATAATCTTGTACTTATTGCCAATGGTATTTTGTAGGGTGTAACCTGTAATATTGCTATCAGCACCGCCAAAGACTTCAGTCAAGGTATAGTTTGTAGGCAATTCAACTTCGGGGCAAAAGCTGCCTCGTGCATGAATTAGCACTTCTTCTGTGTAGGTTGGAGCCTCCTCAAATGGTGGTACAACGGAATTACCTGTGTACTTCAATAACTCCAATTCAGCTAATTGGATTTCGTCATTGATTTCAAATGATACTTTTTCGCACACAAAAACACTTTCCTTAATCCTAATCAAATGTGTAGGGTTAAAGTTAATGATTTCATCTAAAGACAATTTTACTTTGATTTTCACCCTTTTTGAATACTTCAATGCAGACAAATACTCCCTGTAAAAAGTATCTACTAAACCTTCTTTGTCCTCAAATCTTAGGGCAAAGCTCGCAATTTTTTCGCCTGTAATGGTGTAGTTGTGCGGTGATGCGTAAGGGTAGGTAGTGGCACTGTCGTTACTATTTGGGTAAACTGGTGGTGTTTTCTGTGCCTGTAAACCGTGATAGAACAAAATTCGGGGTGCTTGGTTTTCTACCTCAAAACCAGTTTTTTGTTTGGTTTCTGGAATAATCCTATGATAATTACAGATTCTTTGCCAAGTCATAGCCTTGTCTTGCAAAAAGTTACTGGTATCATTGACCAATAAATCTAATTTCGTAAAAGTTGGCAAGTCCCCAATAATAGCAATGTCCCTATTGTTAGGGTATTGGTTGCTGTCTTTGAGGCGAACTTTGGCGGGTACTATGAATACTTGCTTTTGTGGCGAAATATTACTCATGCCTACTTTTAAGCTGCCCCCATGCGAATAAGGGGCAGTTTCTGCATTTTTACCCTCAAAAGTTAGCTCACTGTTCACCTGTACGGTGTCGCAAGGGGCTTCTAATTTTTTCTCACCTTTGCCGTACCGTACTGGTGTCGTGCAATACGAAAAATGCTTAGCCTCAACGACACCATCAGTATTGACATAATAATAGTATTTATGCTCGCCAATACACAAAACCGTATTGTTGAACTGTGATGAAACTGCACTGGGCAATAAATCTTTGCTTTGAATAGGATTCAAGATATTGTAAGAAGAAAAACTTAATGGTTCGTTTTCCTTCATTTCATCACTACTATCTTTTTTGAAAGAGAAAGTTACACCTTGCCACTCCTCTTTATTGATTTCATAGTAAGCCTCTACCTTTTTAGTGTAGTCATTCACCACACTACTTTGCCCGAATATATCACGATAAAAACGAAACTGCACCATTTTGTAAGTGCTGTCAAAAATTGGATAAATTCCAAAACAAATTCTAAACAAGTTAATCAAGTCTTTGAACTTCATGTTGGGTAAGTATTGGGCAAGCAATACCTTATTATATAGGCGAAAAGTGCTTAACACTTCATACCTGTAATCCATTGTAGTACCGAAACCATCATCTACAGTGCCTGTAGTCCATGATTTTTCAAAGCTGCATGGCAAGTATTTGGTATTCCAAAAAATCAACTTTTTGAGTTCTGGAATACTGGTAGAAAAGTCATCAATCAATGTATAGCCTATTTCTTCTAAACACTTTTCTAAGGTTTTAAAGACATTGACCATAGGCAATAACCAATTTTTATCGGGCAATACAATCGTATCATAACTACCGTTACGGTAGCTATTATGAATATAATTGTTGATTTTGACCACTGGGAAACAAATTTCCCTACTGCCGTTTATGGTTGTGGCTAAATCTGTAAAACCTGTAGTACCATTGGCGGGTAAATTTTCATCAAACAAGAATGTCCAATTTTTGAGCATATCTTGAATGTATAAATCTTTATAGGCTACTAAATCAGCCGAACCCCACATAAAATTGCCTTCGTAAAATTGCTGCGTAGCTTTTCTTAAGGCAAATTTGCCCACAAAAAGCAATACACCTTTGAAGTATAGCTCTGCTTCAAAGTAGTTCACCGTTTCAATGGCGGGTATGTTCTCTGGAAAACCAAACAAGTTTTGGTTCTTCGGGTTGCAAGCCAATTTAAAATTAAACGTCTTTTGCCCTGCCACAAAGTCCGTTTCTAATAACAGATATTGCAAATCAAACTTGATAGATTGATTAGGCAATAAATCAACCCAAATGCCTTTTATTTTAAGTCCTATCATAATTTCAGTTATCAGTAAACAGTTATCAGTAAACAGTTCAAAAAATCCTGTTTATCCTGTAATCCTGTTAGAAGTTTGCCTCTTTGTCTAATTGATTGATTTCGTCTAAGCCTGTTTGCACATCAGTAGCCACTACACGCAAACGACCCCCGAAATTTTGGATAACTTTGATTTGTTCTTGCTGCAATGCAATGAGTTGTTGCATAGACGTAGCTAATTGATTATCATTGTTTTGGGTGCTAACTGGTGTGCTTGTGGGGCTGCTTGTGGTAGGTGCTGCCGTTTGGTTAAACAGCTCTAAGGCTTTGAGTTTGGATAAGTCTTTGCTTACCCGCACACTTTCTATAATGTTCTCAAATCTGGCTACTTCTGGGCGTTTGCGTAACCAGTTGGGAATGACATATTCCTTTCCATGCACTACGCCTCTTTCTTCGTAAATGCTTGTTCCGCCTGTGTCGCCACCGTCAAAGAAGTAACCGCCTGCGTTATTGTTTTGCTTGGGTTTGGGTGGTTGTACGGGGTCTATGATTGCCTTCGCTTGTGCTATAGCTGCGGTTACTGTACCTATAGCACTAGCAATGAAACCTGCCATCAAAAATGGTGCTGCGGGACCACCTGCCTTTGCTGCACTTACCGCCCCTTGTATGGCTTCTACTGTAGCCACAGCCGTACTAATCGCAATTTGCGATAAACCTAATCCTTTGGAAAAAATAGTTCCCTCAAAACCTAATTGTTGTGAATACTGGTTGATTTGTCCAAAGGCATTACCCAACTTATTAAGTCCTGTTTTGACTTGCTCAAAATGTTTCTCTTGCAAGTCCATTTGCTCTTGCAAAGAAGCTCTGCGAATAGCTACTTTTTCCTTTTCAATCTCCGCCAAACGTAATTTAATGGCATCTTCTTGAGCTATCGTAAGGTCGCCAAACTCTGCATTCACCGCTAACTCGTCTTGCAAGTAGCTTTTTTCGCTGTCCAACTTCTTTTGTTGGGCTTCTCTTTCTATTTCGCCTACTTGCCTATTTTGTTCTTCGGGGTTGTTGCGGGTAAGGTCGGTATTACCCATGACATCAGCTATCTTGCCCAATGCCTCTATACCTGTTTGGGTATCTCGGAGGTTTTGCTCATTTTTGAGTCTTTGCAACTCCATGTTTTTAACCTCCTCCCATGCCTTCTGCCTCCCTTCGGCTTCGGACATTACCGCATCATAACCTTTTTTTAGAAAGGCATCTTTTAACTCTGTTTTTTCCCTCTCTAAATTTTGGCGTTGTAAATCAATGAGTTGCGTGTAGGTGTCTTTGGAAATAAAGCCTTTTTTGTACTGTTCGGCTGCTTTTTCGCCCATCTCTTGGTACTTTGCCTCTACCTCCAGTAACTGGCGGTACAGACTTTCGCCCATCATTTGCCTTTGCAACTCGTCTATTTGTTTGAGGGCTTCCGCAGTGGCTTTCTTCCGTTCTTCGGCTAACTTCTTAGCCTTCTCCTTGTCTTTGTCCTCCTTTTCCTTATCCTTTTGGGCTAAGGCTTCGGCACGTTTGCGGTTTTCTTCCTCTAAGGCTTTATCTTCGGCAGACTTTTCAGGTTTTTTGGGGCTACTCGGTAAGGTAGGAATTTGGGGTTGGTAAGCTGCTGCTATGTCAAATTGCGAACTGCGGGCATATACCAAAGGTTTTTGGGCGGGAGTTTGGGTTTGGGCTTTGAAATTACTTACAGAAGTATTTGCCCTGTTTACAAACTCGGTCAAGACATTGGATTTTAACAAACCAAAAACGTCTTGAATAGCTGTTTTCAGTTCGCCAAAACTATCTGTAATCACTTGTACTGCCCCCTGTAAATCTTGCCATGCGGTTTGTACTGCCTTCAATTCTTCGCCAAAGTTCTCTTGGGCAAAGTCATTGACACTTTCGTAAATGCTTGCTAAAAAGTCTGTTACATATTTTACAATTTCCTCATAAGTAGCTTTGACATCTTTGCCAAAATCTGTAAAAATGCTACCCAGTGCAATAAAACCCTCTTTCACTCGTGCTACTGCCTGACCAAAAGAACCGTTGATGAGTGCATTGACTAAATTTACTGTATCGTCCCATGCACTTACAAAAATACTGGCTAAACCTGTAAAACCTTCGGCAACTTTTATAGCCTTTGCTTGTATCGTTTTGCCTATCTCCGTAAAGAAGTTCGCAATACTATTGCCTACGGAAGTAGCAAAACCTTGATAATCAAAGCTTACTATATCCGTATAGCCTTGTTTAAAAATTTCTCCTAACTGTACGAAACCCTCATTGACACGCCCTACGGCTTCGCCAAAAGAAGTATTGGCTATATCATCTATAAAGCTGGTGAAAATACTGCCTAAACCTTTGAACCCTTCACCTACTTTTTCCAAACGTGGTACAATAGCATTACTCACCTGTGTACTTACAAAAGTGGCTATACTGCCAAAAAGGTTGAGTACACTGTCTTTGAACTGGGCAATTTTATCATAAGTATTGCGAATACTGCCTGTGAAACTGTCCCAAACTGCCCCAATTTCCCGAAAAGGTTTGGCAAAGTCTATTCTTGTAAGTAAGTCGTAGGCTACTACAAAAATATTCCACTCTAACAGAAACTGTCCGTAGGCTTTCAAATACTTCCAAGTGGTATCTACTACAATTCTAAACCTTTCCGAATGTTCGTACAGTTCCATGAACCCTGCTACCAACAAACCTACTGCCCCTACCACTAAACCAATAGGGTTTGCCATCATAGCTACATTCAAACCGTATTGGGCTACTTTGGCTATGTTAATGGCAATGCTTGCAGCTCGCATAGCTGCTTGAAATGTCGCAAAGTTAAAAGCCATGCGAAGAGTGTTTGCCTGTGCAATAACGGCTTGTAGGTTAAAGCCTACTAAGGCAACTGTCAAGGCAATGATAGTATTGCGGTTATCCGAAATGAATTTGGGTAATTCCTTCAACAAAATGACCAGTTTCACGACCATTGCAAGCATACTAGTCATGGCGGGCAATAGGGCATTGCTTATTCCTGCGGACAAACCATTGATTTCTTTTTTAGCTAAATCTACTGTAGCCCCAAAGGTTTTCATGCGGGCATCAAAAGCCTCCTGTAACATGGTATTCTTTTGGAACTCCTCTGCCATGAGTTTTTGCTGCTCAACGACAAATTCCGTTTGGTCTTTGAGCAAAGACATCACTTTAATAGATTCTTGCGAACCTATCTTCATTCTTGTCATTGCTGCAACTACTTGTTCATTGCTTAGTCCTTTCATGGACTTTGCCAACCGCAATAACATTTCATTAGGGTCATTATTCAACAAGTCTATGAATGCTTGTTGTGTAATACCAATTTGGTCTGCAAAGGCTTTGCTTTCTTGTCCTGCGACAATGAACAAGTTAGTTAAACCACCTGCTGCACTGTCTGCGTTTAAGCCTAAATCCCCTGTAAGGGCTGCCCCCAAGCCCAAAGTTTCTGTAATGGAAGGGGCTAATGTGCCTAACTGCCCTATACGCTGGGCAAACTCAGCTACTTGTGGGGCAGAGGCGGAACTGGCTGCACCTGCTGCTGCAAGGGCAGAACCAATGCGGGACATTGCCTCACCGAATTGCAAATCTTTCGTTTCTTCGAAAAGGGTTTTTAGCTTACCCAATGTCAAAGTAACTCTTTCGGCATTGCCGTCAAATTCTTTGGCTAAGGCTACATTTGCCTTGTCTATTTCAATGGTAAACTCTTTGAGTTCTTCTTTGGGTACGCCCAAAGTACCGCCTCCAATGGCAATTTGGCGGAGGTCGCCTGTACTTGTGCGGGTATTGACATTGCCTAAGTTGCTATTGAGGGTTTGGGCTTCTTGGGCAGTCATACCGCCAAATTTTTCTATATCTGCCAATTCATCAGATAATTTCCCTGCATTACCAACAGCATCAGCAAGGCTTTGTACTATCTTTTCGAATATAGCTACATGAATATCGCCTAAAAAAGTACCTATGGCAGTATTGCGTATCTCTACCCAACTATCTCGCAACCTGTCCCAACGGCTGCGATTATCATTCAAATCATCTCTTTGGCTGCGAATCTCTGCGTTTACTTCTTGGAGTTTCTTCTTTAATTGTTCATGCTCAAAAGTGCCATGCACTACGTTGTCAATTAAACCTTGTAGTTCATTCCGATATTCCGTTAATTGCCTGAAAGTCAAACCTTTTAAGTTTGTTTTTACTGCACTGATTTGATTATTGACATTATTTAACTGTTGGTTCTTGTTTGCCCATTCTTCAGTATATTTAGGTGTTTTTTGCAGTTCTTCGTTGAGAGATGTTTGCTCATCTTTCGCATATTGGATATTCTCGGATAGATTTCTTAATTTTTCATCAACTTTTTCAATGGCTTCATCATTAATAGTTGATTCATCAATAAGTTTTATGTGTTCGGGACTATCCTCTTTCCCTGCATCTTCCAAAGCAATAATTTTTGCAGTATAGTCTTTTGCTTTTTGCGAAAGTTGCTCTTTTAAACGTAATTGTTGTTGATATTCCTCGTTGAGTTGGTGTTGTTCTGCTTCAGCATCTTTTATAGCCATTGCCAACTGGTGATATTCTTCGGTATGCTTAGGCATTGTAGCTAATTGCTTTTCTAAAGCCATTGCTTCTGCTTTCAATCTATCTAGTTCATTAGTAGCTTGGCTTGCAGAAATATCAACGACCATTTTTTGAGCCAGTGCCTTTTTTTGTTGGTCAATAACGGTATTTACTTCTTGGATTTTCTTTTCAAACTTTCTGTATTCGTCTGTGCCAAACGTAACATGGTCTATGTTACGTTGTAATTCATTTCGGTAATCACGCAACTGTTTAGGGGTCAAGCCTTCCAAACCCAGTTTATCACGTAGTTTGGTAGAGGCTTCATTAGTTTCCTTTAACTGCTTTTCTAAATTTTGGTACTCATCTGTAAACTGCTGCGTAACTTTTATCTGTTTTTGAACATTCGCAATAGATACGGACACACTATTCATCTCGTGAAAAGTGCGTGTACGTTGCTGTTCTGCAAATTTCAGCTCTCTTGTGTAGTTCTCAACACCTCTTTGCAGCTTCATATAAGCCTCTGAACCTTTTTGCCCTGCTGCCTCTAATTTGAGCATTTCAGTTTCTAAGGGCGAAATTTGGTTTTTGAGGTACTTAATTTTATCACCTTGCTTTTCATACTGGGCAGTAAGTTTGGCTAAGTCCTTCTCTAAGTATTTGAGAGAACCTGCCATTTGTTTGTAAGCATCAGTTTCTTTTTGGGTGTTTTTAATTTGGTTTTTCAGCTCGGAGGCTTTATTTTCCAACACACCTAATTCGTTAATGGCTTGATTCCCGTCTATTTCTATTCGGGTGCGGAAGATATCGTCTATGATTCCCATTTTTCAGTTATCAGTGAGGAGTAATCAGTTATCAGTGGAGGGGGGAAAGGCGGGCTTTATCACTGAGTTTTTACAAAGGTAGGTAAGAAGGGAAAAACTGTAAAGGACAAAACTTTTACAGTGAGCAGTAAACAGTTATCAGTTAGGTAGCTAAATAGCTTTGCAGCTTTTGGGCATTGTCAAAAGCTAACACTCCATTCTCGAGCATCAATTTTTCATAGTCAAAACTCACCTGTGTAGGCAAGTCTGCCACCAAACAAAAGTGGCTAAGTTGCTTGTGGACGTTTGACAAACCGTCATAAAAACCGTAGGGAATATAGTTGCCCTGTGTGTTTTGCACACTGGAAAAAGTAGGCGTAACTACTTCGTTTACAGTTTCATAAATACCTATTACCACTACTTTTTGAGTAGGATTTTTGGCTACATATTCATCAATTCTTTGTTTCATCAATGCCTCTAAGTGTGGTGGCACTAAGAAATATTTGCTATGTGATTGGATTTCTGCTTTCATCTACCCAGTGATTAGTTGTACCATAACTTGTTTGTGCGTTGGTGTAATTTTTAAGCAAGCCTCCTGCAGTACCTACCGTTGGGACTGCGTTTATGCCAACGCCTTCTGTAAATTCTAACTGCCAAATTTTACCTGTGCTGACTGTACCTGTTTGCAAGGTGGCTACTTCGCCTGCACTTAAAGCCCTATTAAATAGTTGAAAATCAAAGATATACCCTTCAAATTGTTGCAAAATTTGGTCACGAAAGTAACCTCCTAACTGCCATGCCCCTGTTGGTTGCGGAGTCGTAAAGTCGTAAGGAAAACTGCCTTGTAATTCTCCGTCTATGTAGCAATGCCACTGCATAGTAGATGTATCGGCAACGATTGCCAACTTTCTTCGTGTGTTCCATATTGAATGAGATACGGTGCGTAAACTTGTTAAGCTATTATGCCCAAAATCGACAGAACCATTGTTGATATTTACAAAAAAACCTTTGTAGCTGCCCGTTGATGGCAGTTGTGTATGGACTAATTTTAACCCACCTGTTTGGTAGAAGTCCATAAACACCGTAAAAGGTTTGACACTTTCGCAAAGGTCTAAGGCTGGTTGATAATCAATATCAACGTGATGTGTAAGCCCATCAAAACGCAAGGAGGTGGAATTACGCACTGGTGGCGGCGGCGGTGGAGGTGGTGTAACTAAGGTAGTAAAGTTGTCTTCCTCCATTAGTACGATTTCATTATAGGCTACTTCGTAGTCTAATTCAATTCCTTTGAGGTACTCAAAGGAGTTTTGCAACTCGTGTTTTTTATTCTTGATGTTTATTGGTATAAACACCGTCTTATTGAGCCTTGCAAAGACTTTTTGACTTTTAAAAATGTCGAGATACTGCTCAAATTGTTTGTCTGATAAATGACCCGAAAAGAGTTTGCCGTTTGTTCTTTGTACCAAATTATATACATCAAACGTGCTGTCTATATTTTGATAGTCAAAGAGTTGCATTTTTTGATACTCCTGTCTATCAATGTCTATTTGCTGCGTATGCTGTCCGTAGCAAAGAAAGCTGTCCCAACCGCCTAAACTATTGAGGTAGTATAGTTCTATGCAACTTGGTAGGTAGTAATCTTGGGAAACGTAATAAGTACGACTTTCGCCCAAATAACTTACCGTAATGGATTTTATAGCCTCACTGCTCAAACTTTGGTAGTTTTGAGCCTGAAAACTAATATCATAGTGGATAGGTTGGAACTTTGTTCCTGTTAATGTCCTACTAAAAGTTTGTGTATTGGTGGCAAATTGTACTGAAAAGTTGATGGTAATAGTTCCGTTGCTCGGTGGTAATAGAGTAAGCCACTCTTTTTGCCTTACTGAAATAGTCAATTCTTTACTTTTTCGGGTCAAAAACTGGGTATTATTGGGCAAAATAGAAGTTCTTATAGGATATTCAAACCTGCGAAAAGCCCCTAACAAAGCATAGTAACGGTTGTTTTCTGCGGTGTAAACGGCATTGCCTACATACTCGTTTACGCCTAATTCGCTAGTGGAAATGTAGAACCTTTTGCAAGTTTGCTTGCAATAGACTGCGGAAGTGGTTTGAAAGTTGGGCAAGTCGTAGCTTAGTTGAGCCTTGATTAATTCATCAAGATAAACGGTTACTTTGCCTTCTGCATCTGGTACGGTGTTTTGTGTAACCACTTCTTTATAGGTATTGCTACCAAATTCTGTTTCCACAAAAAGCCTTACCAAAATGTATTTGGTGGTAAGTAGATTGGTTTGCAGTACATACGCAATGGGATTATGTACCGTATTTAATTCTGTCGGGAATTTCAAATAGGTTATCATATTGCTTATATTTCTTTTACTGAAAGTACATCTACTTGGGCAAACTGCCCCGCATAAGGTTGCGGCACTCTAATAGGTCTTACCGTATCATCATCAGTTACTACGCCCAAAGGGTCGTATAGCTGTATTTCGTCTGGGTTCTGCATGGTCATGGTCAAGGTGGCATTGCCTCGCAGTTGGATAGTAGCCACATAATCAATCAACTTGATACCATATATGATATTTGAAGCTGCATTGATGTAGTAGGTCTGTGCGGGGTTAGATACCTCTAATTGGTAAATATTCCAACCTTCGGCAAGTGGGTATAACTCTCCACCTGTGTAAAACTCCGTATTAGGCTGCTGCGTGCCACCTTGATAGGGTACTAACTCTACTTTACCTCTTACACGAACTTTGACTTCGTATAAACTATCATTTGATAGGGCAAAGTCCGTTAGGCTAATACTTGTTTGTAGAAATGCTGCCCCTCTACAACTACCTACAGGTAAGTCTATTTCGCCTTGTGGTAGTTTGGGTGTTTGCCAAAAGATATTGGCAAACGCATCTCCAATGGGTGGGGTGGGTGCTGGTTCGGTTACTACAGGTGGAATGTTGGTGGCTAAACGGTTTAATTGTTCTGAACCAAATAACCGAAAAACATATTGTTGCCTGCTTTCAAAAGTGGCACTGCCAAACTCCTGCGATAACTTTAAAGGGTAGTGTTTGCTACCCACAAACACACCGTTGCCATTATGTAGTATGACATACGCCAATATTTCAATGTCTAGCCATTCAGCAATAAAGTCTTGTGCAGCTTGACTGTATTTGGGGTGCATGAGTTCAATAGTATGTTGCACAAAACTATTGTGCTGACTTAGTACGCTGCGGTGTGTCCATGTGGCGGTGTCTTGAGTATAGTAGATAGGCTTAAAAAGCCCACCTGTTACCAAAAGAGGTGTAAGGGGCGTAGTAATATCTTTGGCTTTGGCTAAATACAACTTTTTGATACCAGAAAGATTGTCGCCAGAAAATCGGGAGGGTAGCATTTTTATTTATAAATTTGTTTTTTTATTTACCCACTATGAACATCAATTTTTCCACAAAAGAAATCACTTATCCAAATGCAGAACTTGCATTCCCTCGTAGGTTCTCTACAGTATTAGAGTTCTATACAGAGATGAGTTTAGCTTTAAAAAAAGAGGGTAGGGATATTGCAACTGAAAGACAAGTGCGTATTAGCTATGTAATTGATGCTTGGGAGAAAAAAGAACGGATAATTGAAATATACGACCTTGTAGCTTTAAAAGCCTTGTGTTTTGATTATATACTGCCTAAACTACCTACCTATCATCATTATTCAGCATTGAGTAGGTGTGCTAACTATTATCAATACAATAGGTATGAAGACTTTCAAGATGACGTTGATTTCTTGACTGTCTTAGCACCATTAAGTAGATTGAAACAATAAAGTTACAACCAGTTATCGGGGTTGTAGTACATATCATTTTCTACGGAATGGTGTAGATTTACAAAAAGCTGTATGCCTACATCTAAGGCTTGTGGTTGCCCATAGACTTCTGCAATGCGTACTGTATTGCGGTCAAAACCTTCTAAATAAGGTACACCCTCACCAATGTTGCATTTGTCTAGGTACATTTTGCCGATAAAATCGTAGGCTATTTGGCGGAGTTGTGCCAGTGTAGCTCTTTGTTCTTCCCAATTATCTTTCTCACAACGCTGCACAATAAACAAAGAGAAGGAAAAAACCTCGTGGGTGTTATCAGCTCGCAAATCTCTTAGTTGAGAGGAGTGATATTGCAATAACACGCAAGGCGTTATTGTATCTATAGTGCGGTGCAACAAAATGGTATCTTCATTTTCCTCTATGCGGGTAAACTTGGGATTTTCTTCTTTGTGTTGAATGGCTTTGTGCTGCACTGCCAAAGACTTAAAGTAGTCGTGGTAGTTGGTAATTTTTGACATGATTAACAGGATTTTACTCCATCGGAGGTTTAGGAGGCTTTTTTGAGGGCTTCGGCTTGTTGTACTTTGGTTTGTATGTCAAACAAGATGTATTCGGCTGGGCTGTGTAGCACTGCGTCTAATTGTAAGATGTTTTCAGCTACGGCAAGGGCAGTGGTAGTCCATGCGGTTTGCTGTTCTTCTACACTGTTATTGCTGCTACCTTGACCATTGAACAAAGTAGGAAAAGAGGCTATGAGTGTATCAAAATTCTTTCTTACTTCATTCAATATATTAATAGCTATGTAAGGGTTTAAGCCTTTGAGTTGTGCTACTTTACTGGCTAAGTGCTTGTCGTCATATTGCTCACCTTCGGCATGATAGACTGTAGCAATGATTTTCAAGATTAATTCTTGGGTAGCTTGCTGGTCTTGGGCGTTTGACAATTCCGAAAACAAACCATATAACCGAATAAACTCTATAAAAGAGTATTTTTTGGAATGGACTAAGTAATTTCCATTAGGCTGCATAACAAAAGTTTTAGCACTGGTGATAAAATCGGTAATTTGTAAAAGTTGCTGTAAGTGTGAAAAACTCAACCATTCTACCACTGCCCTACAAAAAAAGGTACGACACAAGCCTTTGAGCAACTTATATTTTAGCTGCAAAGTAGAGGTGTTGTTGGCATAGCAAATTTTGGCAATACGCTGGAGTTGCTTTTTGCTAAGGAACTCGTAGGATTGCGGAAAGAAAAACGTAACACCCGCAATACGGATAAAAGTATTTTTCATGTTGTATCTTGCTAAAAAGAGAATAAAGTTTTTGTCCCATCATTCCAATCCATTGGATTAGTGGGGGTAGGTGTATAGGTTTTCGCCTGTGCAAAGAGGGGGAAGGTGGCTAAATTATCAGACAAAAAGTCTATGAGTTCTTTTTGAAAGGCTGCTGCTTGGTCTGCGTATTCATTGGCAACTATTTGCAACTGGTTATTGGTGGCGGTGTTACGTTCTTCTGTAGCATCTTGGTTGCTGTAGGCAAAGGTAAGTAAGCCATTGCTGTAGTTGATAGGCAATTCTTTCAATGCTTTGACCAAACTTATATAAACTAACAAGGGTTGCAAATAGTCTTGTATCAATAACAATTCGTCTGCATTGACCGTACCTGCTAACCATTTACTTTGTAAGTCGGCATAAAGGGCTTCACCAATGATTTTTCGGAGGTAAAAATATTGTTCTCTTGGAAAAAACTGGTGCATACGCACATACAAAGCCCTGTTATTGCCCAAATTACAGAACTGGGCAAAGGTTTTGTAGCTGCGTAAAAACAACTTTTGGAGGTCAATCCGTTGTTGGTGTGCTTGGTACAAAGGAAATGCAGCTACATTATTCTCGAAAAACTCTAAGGTCATTTCTACCAACTGGTACGCCTGTGCAAAGGCTGCTTCTTTGAGTTCTGTATTTTCCCACTTGTATAAACTTACATCATCTTTTTTTAACTTACCTAATTGGGCATCATTGGCGGTTAGTCCCCAAAAAGGTAGATGGTAGATAAAAGTAAATTTGGCAGTTAGGTTTTGTAACAAAGCAAATCCTTCTTGGCGAATAGGGTTGCTAAAACTGCCTGCGGTGTGTTCTGCCAATAAGCTATTTACTTCATCTTTGGGGACGCAGTTATAGACTACGTGGAACAAAGCATTTTGTAAACTGGGTTGCAAAACCTTTAAAGTCAATCCGTTACTAACTTGAACGTATTGGTAAAATTCGGATATATTGGTAAACATGACAGGATTACAGGATTAACAGGATTTTTTTACTAATTCGTTGGGCTTGCTTCTCTTTGCGAAGGACTTACCTTGTCTAAGGTTTGTAACTGGGGCTTTTTGAACCTTATTTTGTAGCCTTTCCAACCATTGAAAGGAAATACTAATTTGTTGAATACCTCAAACACAATTTTTTCATGTACTAAGGTAGAGTAATGAAACAAGTTGAAATACTCACGCACATCTGAGCCACTACCACCGCCTAAACCACCTTTGGAGGGTGAAGTACCCATAAGGGGGGCGGGCATATTGAGGGCAAACATAATTAGACTACTTACTTCTTGGCTGTCCTCTATGTATGTACCAGAGGTTTCGTTGCGTTTGATAGGGGTAAATTTGATAAGGCTTACTTGTTGGTTGAGTTTTTCGTCATACAACATAGGGGCGTAAATGGGTGTACCTGCGTTTTTTGCCCCAGTGAGCATATCATTAATTTTCTTTTTTACCTCGTCCTTGCGACTTTTTTTCAAGTCGGGTTTTTGTTCCCAGTCTTCGTAGGTGGCTTTCCAATAACGTGCATCTATTTCTATCAGCATTTCGGCTGCAAATTGGTTGTTCATCAAAGCCTTTTTGTACTTGGGAATAGACTTTGCCCAGTCCAACGTTTCAGATTTGAACAAACAGTGCCATGCCAAATCATTGTAATAGGTATTGACCAAATCGGGTATGTAGGCGGGGTACATGAACATTCTTTCTCCACCTCTTAGTTTTTGTTGCAAATCTCCTACGGGGTTGTAGGTGCGTGAAATGAGGCGGTAGGTTTGGGTATAGATATTTTTTTCGGAGTGAGCTATTTCCCAGTTGGCGTTTACATAGACTTTTTCGATGACACCATAGTTATTTTGTTTCGAAAAACGGCAATGGGCAGTTTTTTGGATAGACACATTGGAAATTTTTGTGCCTTCTTTATTGACTACTGCTACAGGGAAAATATGGTTGAACCACAAGTTATCGTTGGTAGCTTGCATGAGGTATTCGTCCACATTGACCATCTCTAAATAGTCGTCAATTTCGGGGTTTACCTTCGGTTCAAATACTCTTTCATTGCCTACTTTCTTTTCTATGCCTACTTCCCAATCTTTGGATAATATCAGTTCCTTTTTGCGGTGGAGGATAGGGGCAACTAAGCCATTTTCAGTGGCTTGTTCATAGATTCTTTGGGGTGCAAGGTTATCATTGCCCCATGCAGCTACATTACCGAAACCGTAGTCTAAGTACGTATCTTTTTTGGGGTTATTAACCGTTTGGTAGGGAACAGGATTGGTAAAATTATCTGCAAAGCTGACAACGGCAACAGCCTTGTGGTCATCAAAGAGCCAAAATTCTTGATTTTCTTCCATTAGGGGAAAATGGTAATATTGTTAATCATGGAAATAAGCTGGTTGTGGACTAAGTACACCTCTTGGGTGTGGAGGCAAACAATGAAGTGACAGTCTTCCCCATTAGCCCCCCAGCCCCCGAAGGGGGAGTTCTCTTTTGAAATTGCCACTTCGGGGCTTAGGGGGTTAATTTTTTTGCGTACTTTGGGGTGATTGCGAAAAAGTACGGCTTTTTTTAAATGTACTACTTCGCCACCTGTATTACGTTGAATGTCTGCTTTAGTGAATGTGATGGAGAAAGGGATAGGGTACTTGTCTTGGTCTGTTTGGCGGAGTAGGCGGAGTGCGTCTTCCCTTTTTAGATAACTCATGGGCTAAGAGGTTAAGAAGTACCTTATTTTTTTCGGGGGAGATGGGCTTGAAGTGGTATTCGCACACTTCAAAGGTTTGTGTTGCCCTACAATAACGGTAGGTTGTATCTTCGTAGGCGATAAACTGGTAATTGGGCGGGGTGTTGGGCTTTGCCCGCAAATGTTGGTAGGTTTCTGCTATAACAAGCAATAGGGCTACAAATATGAACAATCCGAATGCTTCCATGTCCTTTACAATTTTTACTCAAAGGTAACTTACTAAGTAAGGAATGTAAAGGACATTTTGGAGGGGGGATAACGGAAAAGTATTTATAAAGAAGGGTATTAAAAGCTCAAAAGTTGAATTAACCAAAAAAGCCTACAGAAAACATCTTAGCCCAAATTACGCATTTGTTACCACTTTTTCATAAATACAATCTTGTGCGTTTTTAATCTTTTAACTCATTTTTTATAGGGCTTAAAAGTTGTTTCACTTCATCTCCAAAATACCTAGTCCAAATGCTAAAAAAAGCACTTTTAACAACGACCTCAGATATAAACCCCAGATTCTTTCCAACTTGACTAAATAGAAGATGACTATCTCTATTAGAAATTTTAACATCTTGTATTATTTTTAAGACCTCATCTTGCATTTCATACGGTTTATGCAAAGCAACGGTGAGTTCGCCTATAAGTGAATCTTGTTTTGAAGTTATTTTAGAATAAACCCTTTCGAATATGAAAAGTTCAGGAGCATCACCCAGTAATCTAAATACTTTGTTTTCTTCTGATTCTGTCTGTTTGGAATCACCATCAATATAACATATTGATTTATACTTAGATGTGGGATTCATATTATGAGATTTATTAATTGTAATGGCAATTCCATCTCCCTTCATAGGGTGTACTTCAACTTCATTTGCTATAATATCTTTATCTGTAGCAATAATAGTTTCTACCCACAGTTTAGCAAAATCATCTTCAACAAAAACTACCAATCTTGCTTCAATCTGTCCTGTTATTGCTCTCAGTGATTTCACATCTAATTTACCTTGAATAAATTTATTATTAATTGCAGACCATATTGCTTTAGGTGGTAATGGCAATAAAGCATCATTGCTATGGGTTGTAAAAATAGCCTGTGTTTTTTTTCTCAATGCAACATCAATCAAATATTCAACCATTCTCTGCGTTGCTACTGGATGTAATCCATTTTCAATTTCCTCAATTAAAATTAAAGAATTATCAGGTAGTGATTCTATTTCCAAAACCATCTTTATGATGCTAGCCTCACCAGCTCCAAAGTGAAATTCGGAAAAACTAACATTATTATTTGTTACACCTGTTAAAAGTGTTAATTTACCTTCTGGTGTTACTTCTATTTTTGAATATCCTGTGATATCCTTACCTAGTATCCTAGAAGCAGCATCAATAACGGCAGATTCAATATTTTTTATATCTTTATCTGGCACATTAAAGTTAGCACTAGCACATCTATTAAACTCAGGTCTTTCATTTGTTGGAACAGTTCTCGAAACTCCAAAGATAGACACGTTCCTTTCCACACGTTCTCTAGTCCATTTGTAGTTTTTAAATTTTGAAGTTCTATGAATTACCCCTTTAGTATTCAGCTGTTTATCTAGAAGTTCATAAACTATTTTCCAATTCTGCATACTGTTGTCGAATTTGCCACTTTTAGTAAAAAAACGACTAGGTTTTACAGATACATATGCACAAGCAGCTGCTCCCAACACAGACGTTTTTCCGCCTCCATTAGGACCAATTAATGCTGTAACTGGAAAATCAAATGTTATAGTTTCATCTAAAAACCCTCTAATTGGGTTTAGAGTTAATTTACTTAGATATTTTCCATAATTTTTCTTCTCAACCTTATCAAAAAGGCTTTGAATTTCACTATCTCGAATCTCACTTTTGTATTCCATAATAATTAAAAATTGATTTTACAATGTACAACTGCGGGTGCAATGGTTTAATTCACGAAAGTGTTATCGTACTTTCTGTATTGTCTAATAAAGTTGTTAATACATTCAAACATAAAATTATAAAATCAAAATCACAAATAAATATAACTATTTTTTTACATTCAAAAATAGTAGTACGACTATTTAAAAAACATTGGTTTTCTAAAAGAGGTACATCTATTCATGTTTTAATAAAGAGATATAAACTAAAAGTTCCATTGTCTTCACAGGGTTTTATGGGACAAAGGAACTTTATAAAAGTGTTTTTTTTGAGTACAAAGGGTAGTTTGTTGTTATATCCTTTACAATTTTTACTCAAAGGTAACTTACTAAATAAGGAATGTAAAGGACATTTTGGAGGGGATACGGGCATATTATATATCACCATATATGCTTCCTGGCTGATGAATTGAAATAGGTACTTCTGTTATTCTTTCTAACATCTGTAATGGAATAACATGATCGATAATAGAAATATAATATTCTATTAAAGAACCAATATGATTTAAGTCTCCTGAACTAATCCTATACCATAAGTCAGGTAAGTACCTAACAATTATACTTAAAGTGTAGAGCAACGTGAAATTTATAAGTATTGTATCTGTTGTTCCCCATAATGGTACAATTAAAGAACTTGTAGCGTAAGACGAAGAATACACGCTAATATGTTGATGCCACTTTTTATCAGGAGGATGCAACAATTTACCTACAATATATTTAGTTTTTGAAAAATGGTCTTCTTGAATGTTAAATTCAGTTAATGGCAATTCTAAAGAATTTAAATAATCTATTGTAACTCTTTCAGACAATGAATAAATACCAATATAGCTTTGTGTATTATTTCTAATTGGTATAGAAGAGGGATATGTTCCCGTTTTATCTATATGTTCTTTTATTTCATCAAAATAATTTAAATCATTTATGTCCGAATAGCCCACATGAAATGACAATGGTGCTTTATCTGTATATTCTTCAACAACAGTTCTTAGTTCAGGAATTCTTCTAAATAAATCAATTAAACTTACGCCTTTAGAACCATTAATAAGCTCTTCAAATTTTTTTGCTCTTGTTTCAAAGCCAAATCCTTGAACATCAATACCTAATGATTTAAGATAAGCATAAAAATGACCTTTTTTAATTATATAGGTAAAATAATTACTAGGAAAATCTTCGTCAGGATTATGTATAGTCCCTAAACCATGTCCATGTTCTGTGTGTCTTTGTATTCTTTTTAAATCATCTGCATTGCGTATGTTACTTACTTGTTCTGCAATAGTCATCTGTAATAAAAAATAATAACGAGATAATACTTTTGCATTTATAGATTGTGTATTGATTTGCCAATAACCAATTGCACTCTCGATCGCAGAAGAAAGCCCAATAGCTTTAGATTTGATTATATCTTCGCTAATGGTTGAATTTTGATTTTTATCTAACTTATTTCTAATTAGTTTTTCACACAATTTAATACTCTTTAGACGATTAAGTCGCAATAAAACTATCTCATCTATATTTTCTGCTTTAAACCTTTCACTTGGCATATGCTTATAATTTAGTTGTTTTGCGGACAATTAAACAATATTTTGTTTAAAAAACATTTTATCATTTTCATCTTCAAACGTAGCTATTACATGGTCTTGCAGATTAAAGATATAAGTAGTTCCAATTCTATGCTTATCATTTTCAGATACATCAAACTCAAATTCATTGGCAGCAATAATATATTGAGCATTAGGATTCGTTGCTATCTGTTGATACATATAGTTTAGTATCTTGACGGTTTTCGCAGGTTCTAACTCGTCATACACCCCATCATGAATTAAAAAAGCAGGTATATTTCTTTTTTGTCGTATGATATTTAAAAAAACGGTTAAATCATACGCCATTAATTTAAAATATTCATTTCCCTTAGAACCACTTTTTGGCACATCAATATCAAATTTAATAGGAGAACTTCCCTTGCTAGGTGTAGTGATTCCGAAAATAAATCCTTTTTTATCTTCATCATAGAAAATAGAATTTTCTAATACCTCATGAAATAAAGCACGCAAATCATTGATACTGCTTTCTATTTGTTGAATTACCTCTATGACTTGGTTTTTGACAGACTTTAATTGTATATCAATCTTAGATATAGCAATATTCAGTTCATCAATTTTTTGTAAATTAGCCTTACTTTTTTCTAACTCCGTCTTCTTTTTAATCAGGTCTTGATAAGTATTTTTAAGGCTGTCTAAAGCTCTTCTTTCATTAAACATTTTGTAGATATTTTTTCTACGTTCCTCCAAAGCAGCAATTTCATCAAATAGCTTATCTAACTCTGCTTTGATAGTGCTTTGACGTTTTAATAGAAAACTCCTTCTATTTTCAGCAATAGTCTTTCTAAACAAAGTTACTTCAGACAATGTTTTTCTTACAAAAGCAGCAAGTTCTGTGTTGATTTCATTATAAATTTTTTCTACCTTTTCAATATCAGCTTCTAGGTTCACCCTTAGACTTCTTTCATAGTTGTCTTTCTCTTTGAGCCATTTATTTCTAGCCAATAGCTTTTCACTAATCAAACTTTCTAAGTTTGTCAGCTCTTTTTCTGCTTCCTTGTACTTTCGCAAAAACGTATATTCTTGTGTAGCTTTTTCCAATAAATGGATTTCTTTCTCCATCTCAAACTGTTGCGATTTAAGATGCTCTAACTTAGTACCTGATATTTTTTCTATATCATTGATGATAGCAGACTTATACTTTTTCTGCTCTTTGAGTTGTTTGTCTATTTCTTCATACTCTATCAATTTTTGATTAGGCAAGCCTAATAAGAAGAAGTTCTTATAATATAGAGAAAGGTCAGATGGCTTAAACTTTCCATCACTCATAAAATCAATAGGGTTAGTACGTTTACTTCTATTAATATCATCTTTAACAAAAAAACGTATTAAATCTCTAAACCAAGTTTTATCTACATAGCAAGACGATTCGTCCTCTAAAAAGCAAATTGTAGCCAATCTATCTTTGAGTCCACTTTCATCATATTCTATAAAACTCACTTCACCTTCTTTTAACCACGAATAGAGTTCTTTTTCTCTAAATAATCTCTTAATAATGTAGGTCTTGTCTTTTACAACAAACTCTAAACAGAACGAATGATTATTCAAAAAAGCATACTTTATTTGTTGGAAATGTTTTTTTGTTTGTTCTCCAACAAAAGCTAAATCTATTAACCTAATTACAGAGGACTTGCCTATTCCATTAATGCCTTCTCTTTTTTGGCTATTAGAATAACGTCCTAGTATAATATTAATACCAGATTTAAAATTAATCTCATTAAAGAGATTTGTTTCAGAATAAAGTCTTTTGAGTGTAATCACGTTTTAATATTTGTATTTTATGTTCATGTAATTCAAGAATACCCAAAGTATAAAGAAATGTAAGTGTGTCTAAAAAAAGTTCAGGTGTCCTATTTTTATCTTCTTTTAGAAATGCCATCAATGCTTCATCAACAGACACAAGGGTTGTATGTTTAGCTATAATTTCGCTAGCTAAGACTAATATAGAAAGAGATAAATTTTGTTCTGGTTGTGGAAATATCATTGATTAGGTAGTTTTTCGCCAATTAAGCACTGTTCAAATATATACAAGAAAATTAATTCTAAATAATAACAATATGTTGCATCATCTTTTCTTTTTTGGGCATTTTGTTCAATCAAAAAAGTAAGTCTTTGCTTAAAAGATAAGCTTTTATCTAAAACAATATACTCTCGTTGTACTTTCAACTTTAAAGCAGGTAACTCTTCAAAATCACCCAATATTTTAGTTATTTTATCAGCATACTGTAAATAGTTTTCAAAAGTCACCATTGCATCTTCTAATTCATTTTGCAGATAATTCAGATGGATTTTATCTTTTAAAGGAGTTGATAACCCCTTAATAATGTCTTTCCCAGAAATGTTATCTGTAGTATCAAGAGTTTTTTTTAAATCTTTCACCACTTCCTCTATATGACTTATACGAATATATGTTTCATCTATTCTTAAAATATCAAATATTTTTTTTTGTTTAGTCCATGTTAGAGCATCTATTTTTTCGATGAGGTTTTTTCTGCCAATACATTTTGTATCATGTTTAAGAGATATTACTAATTGTTTCATATTGCCCAGCCATTCTCCATTTATAATAATAGTAAAATTGGGATGCGTTGCAGCCCAATTAGCTTGATATTTTATAAAATCTCCTTCTTTCCCTTTTTTATTACTAGCTATTTTTTTCTTAAAATCTTCAAATTCAACCCTTTCTGGTGCATAACACGCAATAATAGTATGATTATCTATAATTCCGTCACAGCCTTTATCATGTTTTTGTTTAATGGGTGTAAAATTATCTCCATGAATGAGCAGATATAAGCTATCAATAAATTCTTGAAAGGCAATGCCGTGTAGCTTACTAATTTGAGTATCAACAAGTTGTGTTAGAGTATTATCCATATAGTAATAATATAATTTACTGATAGTAAATATAAATAGTTGCATAATAAAAACAATAAATTCATTATAATAATTTACATTAAATATAGCATATAAATTTTACGTCTGTCTATCAAATAAGTTTTTTGAGTCCGCCTCCGCCAAAGAGATTTTAGTAGGGTGTCCTCTTTTACAGACACTTACCCTACTAAAATCTCTTTGGCGGAGGTGTACGAAAAAAACTTGAGCGGCGTTCAAAACAACCCTATAAACCTTTTTTTTAGGCTTATAGGTGTGTTTTAAGGCACTATTTTAGAGTTTTTAGGGTAATTTGCCTTTGAAAAAACAGCCTTTAAAATGGCTTTTCTACTACTTGCAAATTTATTTTACTCTCTACTTTGGTTTTTCATTCTTTTTTTTCATTTTTGGGTGTGTTTAAATGTGACTTAATACGTTGCATTTCGGGGCTGTAGCTACTAACTACAGCCTTTTTTTATTGTCTTAGTTTGACAATGATACATTTGCGTAATGCTGCAACTATTTGCAAATAGTTTTCCGCCTGTTTTTCTAATAACTCTACTTTCCTCGCCTTGTCAATGCTAATTTTTTGACATTTGGAAATAACTTCAGTCATGTCTTTTTTTCTTATGAACTTTATGCAAGACCCTATTAATTTAGGTTTAAAGTAACTTAGTAAAAAACCTGCGTGAACCTGTGCGAATAAATCGGGGCTATCTGTATAGACTGCAAAACAATTTCCATAAGGTTTTTTTGAAGGACTGCCCGAATAGTTGCCTTTGTTCAACACAAAAAAACTGGGTGTTTTTTTGTGTTGGTTAGGGTAGGTAATCAAATAAAAACTCATTTTACTACGTCTAAACAAAGGTCGTAAGTTCTTTTATTCAAGTCTGCCCCTCTGCCTAATACATTTAATGTACTGGGGTGTTTTTGTTGTTGGTAGTGGCTTGTATATTTGGTAATACCTTCAAAAAAGCCTAATAGGTTTTTTCCTAAATCTTGGCTTTCCTCTGCTATACACAAACTCACCTGCTCAAGCTGTTTGCTTTTTACCCTGCTTACTTTTTCGGGTTCGGGTAGTTCAAATAACTGGGCTAATAGATTTTGCCTTTCTGCAATACTCAAAGGAATTGTTGCAAAGGTTTCTAAGTTTTGCTTTATCTCCTCTTTCTCTTGCCTGTAACCTTTGTAAAATTGTAGTAAACTATCAATTTTTGTAAGGTGGTTTGTATTGTGGTAAATCTTGTTAGCTTGATTAATCGTAGCAAAGGCATTTTGACACCTTAACATTTCGGTAGCTGTACCACCAAAAAATGTAGTATAGCCATCATGTCCATTACCTACCACTAAATAATTTTCTATTTTACACCCTGCAACCTCGTTGTTTTCGGTGTCTTGCAAATAGGCTACTATTTTTTTGCCGTTGTTAAAGTCATCATAGCCCAAAATTTTCATGCCTGTTTGTTCACTTAGTTTATGGGTGAACTCCAGTAACTTTTCGTTAGGTGTGGGGGTGTATGAAGATTTACAAAGGTTTAAAATCTTGCCGTTGTCGTTACGTTGTACGACTTTATAGCCTCTAATGAGGTTGTTGTTTTCATCAAATAAAGGCTTTTCTATGATTTCCCAATCTAAACTACTTTTAAAATTGGAAAAATGTGTTTCTCGCATTCCTCGCATTTTTTCCAATTTTTTAGTAGATGATTAGATTATTCATTTCATTGTCCAAACTTTCTACAGAATCTTTCAAAAACTGCTGTAAAGATTTTGCAGCTATATTTATTAAATCTTGGTTATAGGTTTTAAACTCGTAACTGTTGTTACTGTTGTTGTTTCCACTTGTTAGCTTGAACTGTGTTTGATTGTGATGAGGTGCATTGATAAAAGAATTTAGTTCTTTTAGTTCTTTTACAATTAGCTCTTTTTTCTGACTCAAAGCCATTAACCTTGCTGCCTGTTCTACTTTTTCTTCTATAGTCATCTTTTTATCTAAGAATACCTTAGCATCAGCAATGACTTTTTTAATTTCGGCAATGTCTTTTTGAGTGTTTGTTTGTTCGTTTACTACTTCCTTTTCTTCTTGTTTTTGTTCTGTGGGAGGTGTTGTTGTTATTTTTTCTACTATTACTTCTTCCTCCTCAACCTCTATTTGTTCCTGTCTTGCTGCTGCCTCTGCTGCTAACTTTGCCTTTCTTTCCTCGTCTATTTGTTCTTGAATGGCTCTTTCCTCCTCTTGCTTGGCTTCTTTCTCTACTAAAGCCTTTTGCTTACGGACTGCTTCAGCATAATTTTGCAGGTCATTAGTTTTTAAATTATTGTTAGATAAGGATTTTTTCAATTCATTTGAAAAACTACCTAACAATACGTTACGAATTTGAGCTTCAGTCAAAGTTTCGTACAATTCGGAAATACTTAATTTTTTCATAAAAAAGTGTGTTTAAAATGTGACCATGACAAACAAAGGCAATGACCTACTAAATCATTGTTATTTATTTCCCCTTGTTTGATGTTGTAAAGTTGCACATTTTTTTAAAACTATGCAACTCTAAAATATTGATAATCATACAGTTAGCAAAATAATTGTATGATTTTTTATTTTTAAGTAATTGATAATCAGTAAGTTATTAAAAAGTGTGTATAAATAGATAAGTATAAAATGTAAGTTATTTTGTTAAAAGCAATATTTTTAGTTTTAAGCATTTCTTTGAATAGTGATTATCAAACATTTTTATTTAACTCTTTCTAAATCAATTATTTACCTTTAAAAAACAAAAAAGCATTTGCAAAAATGCGTAAGCACTGCCAAGACGCACTGTCCAAAAATTGCAACTGCAAAGCCTTTTTTACCGATATATGACAAAGAGCATTTGTATAACTATTTGATATACAGTATTTTATATTTACTATCATACAGTTGCAACCGCCCCCCTACTTAGTGTTGCCAATTACTACAGTCTTTTTGCAACTCTGTCCCTGCATGGCAACACTCCTTTTCAAGACTATCATTCAAACAAATAGGCTGCTACCTTATGTAAGATAACAGCCTATTTTTAACTATTTATGAATAAATTGCAAACAATCAATAGTGCTTAAACACTCTCTATCTGCCAATGTTGGCGTTCAAAATAATGATAGAGTACACCTACTATGAGCATATCCATTGCTTCGGTATAGTGGGTGGCGTGCTGCTGCGGATAGTTCAAATCCTTTTCCAATGTCTTGTCCTTCTCGTAAGAAGTACCGCCTTTGGTGTTCTTGCGTACTACTACCTTTGCATTGGCTACAGCAATTTCAAAATCCTCACACCTGTTGCGGTTGTAACGCAATTTGATAGGGCTACCCTCTGGCTCAGCTAGTAATTCAGTAAACAGTTTGTACCTGTCCTCGTGGGTAGTTGCTGCCCCAATGTAGATTTTCTCTACTGCAAAGTGGTTATTGCTTAGTCCTGTGGTAATCAGCTCTACATAGTTTTCATTGCTGTTGCCGTTTTTACCTTGATACATGGTATGGTCATAGTAATAATGTACTAACCTATTGGGGTGCTGGGCGTAGGTACTGCCTAACCATTGAGGTAAAGCACTGGCTAACAATGGGGGATTGACATAATGCGTGTTCACAATGCGTATCGTACCTTGTAGCACCTGTGCCACGATAATGGTACAAATGGCATTGTTGATGTCGCAAGCAATGTGCAAGGGTTCGTGTGGCAATACATCATAGTCATCAGTATAACCATGAATACTTTGGTTAAAGGCTCTGTAAAAGGCGTGTTCTGCTTGTTTTGCTGCCAAATTCAGTACAGACACCCCAAAGTTATATTGCGACAAAGAGGCTTCAAAGTCTAAGATTTTATCTATACCTAAGACATGGATATTGTCCAAGGTGGAGGCATAGCCTACATAAAAAGTTTTTTTTCTCAGCTCACTTTGCAAGGTCTTTAAAAAAATTACCTGCTTTTCTTCTTGTAGGGTGAGGTGTTCTTTTTTTACCCATACGATTTCTTTTTTTCTTTCTCCTTTTTCATCTTCTGTTACTACCTCTTTGGCTACATACTGCAACAACATCAAGGCTTTGTAAATATGTAATAAGTCCTGTAACCTTTGCAAGTTATCGGGTTGCTTGTAGGGCTGTTCAAAGTGATACACCCACTCCTGCGAGGGGCTTTGTGGTCTATCCGTAACCAGTAACAATGCACCATGCCAAGGGCAATAGCCAAATTTATCTTCATTGCCCCTAACCGCCAAGTAAATCTCTTTGAACCTATCTTCTTTGATAAGTCGTGCTTCTTCGACTACGAACCAATCCAAGTTACTGCCGTTGTGGGCGGTTTCTGCAGACAAGATGTAAAAACCACTTCCGTTGTAAAAAGATACATAATGCTCAAAATCTTTGGCTTTTCGGGGGGCATTAAAACCTTTGTTTTTCCATTTGATAGGCGGTTTTTTGCCTATTACATAGTGTTCACCTTCTACATAGTTGAATTTTTCAAAGGTTTTGTAGATACCTGAAGTAATCTTGCCTTCTGTGGCATAACTGGGAATCAGCAAGCCCCCTACACTACGAGGCATTGCGAGTAAATAATTAAGCAAACTAAAACCTGTAATGCCTTCGGTTTTACCTGTTCCCCTGCCAAAGATGCAAAGGGAAATTTTGGAAAGTAAAACATAATACACCAACTGGGGCTGGTTGGCGTGTATCTTTTGCAATTCTTCTGAGTATTCCATAGACTAAAAAAAAGCCCCTCTCTTGTTGGGAAAGGGGTTGATTGAGAAAGGTTAGGATTAAATAGCTTCTGTAAAAGAGGCTTCTTCAATGGTAGGCGGTAATAAGGGCTGTGTACTCCCCAAATGTTGGTATTTCTCTTGTAATTGGCGAACAAATGCCTCAATCGTGCCTTGTGGCAACTGTTTAGGGTTAATCAATTCGGGTTGGAACAAGACTGTAACGTCTGGTGGTTGCAACTTCTCATACATGAAAGTTTCCTTATCTCCATAGAAAGTCGTAATTGCCGTAATTTCGTTTCTATCACAAGCTGCTAAGGCTTTGCCGTCCATTTTTTGTTGAGCAATGAGCCTTGTTTGTTTCAAGTTCTCAAAGGCTTTTTCTATCCGAATTTGCCTTTCGTCAAAAACTACAGTGGTTTCATAATAGAGGTTAGAGGCTTGATTACGGTTAATACTAAACTTCGCAATGAGATTTTCAATCACTTTGTATTTAGGCAAATAATTGGCTATCAAGTCCCTTGTGTAGTAGATGCGTTGCAACTTCTCCTCCAAACAAGGGGATAATTCCGCATTGGGAATGTTACCTATTAAGTAGTCCCTAATTTTTTCCGCATCAGTTTGTAAGGTGAGTTTTTTAGGCATATTAAGAAGCAATCAAATCTTGTGTAGTAGCAAGCATGAGGTTTTGCAAAGCCAAATTGATAGCTGGGGAGCTACCAGATTTTGCCAACTGGTAATTGGCAGAGAGAATTTCAGCTTTTGCTAGTAGTCTGCCTTTCTGTATGGCAGTTTCAACATCTCCTACCTCATTACTAAAAATGATTAAGAGTTCAGCTCTTGTAAAACCATATTTGGCATATTCCGCCATCTTTTCTAAGGTAGCTGCGTCGAATTGGGGCTTGTCCATTGCTGTTCGGTAGAGATGATTTTTTGGTAAATGAAATTGGCAAACACCTGTGCATTGTCATAATCACAAATGATAGCCCCTGACTCTATGCGTTTGTTTTCATTCATGTTGGCACTAGAATTAATAATGATGCCTGTTTGCTGGGCATCATTAACAAGGATAGTCAATTTGGCGTGTATCTTCGTGAGTCCGATATGGTCGGCATTGTGTTGCAAGAGTTGAAAACTCTCGTCTTTATTCTGCCGAATTTTGTACTCCAATAAGGCATATAGATGCGTTAATACGCCTTGTTTTTTGAGGCTCACCATTTCCCTAATAGCTTCTTCAGACATTGCCCAAGTAGTGAAATACAATTTACATTGTCCTAACTGCATGGCACAGTATCGCAATAAATCGGGCATAGACCACTGGTTTTCAGTGATATACAAGACTATTTTACCTTGTGTCAATTCCCCTATGCAGCTTGCCATTTCTTTGTTGGATTTCAAAAAATGCAGTTCCGCTTTACTAGTTAAGGCAGTAAATTGAGGCTTTTCGCTGTCTTTTTTTTCAACTAAAGAAGGTAAATCAAATAACATACAAGTTAGGGGGTGAGGTATTTTTCTATTTCGTCCAGTTCTTGTTGCCACTGGGCTACTTTGTCGGGTTTGTCTTTGTCCCTGCTTTTGTTAGCTCGTAAAGTAAACTTTCTTTTCAAAAGTTGTTCTTTTGTCCACAAGCTATACGCTGTTTTGGGCAAAGCTGCTAACACTTTTTTAGGAGAAAAACAACCATGCAGCTCGTAGTAAAAGAGTTGTTCGTAACTCTCTTTGATGCCCTTGTGCAATGCCAAAATGCGAAAAGCTGCTACTTTCCGTTCTTCATTACTGGCAAACAGTAGTAGTTGGGCAAACAAAGTATTTTTTTCATCATAACTTTGTTTGATGTGCTTTGCCAACTTGACTACTTCGGGGTTTTGATGTAGCAAAAACCTTTTGAGTTCATAACGATTAACTACTTTGCTGCTTTGCTGTACGGCTACACTCACTTTTTTGGCAAGAGGAGTGGTAGGTGGGGCTGTTGGGGTGGGCAAATTCAACAAAAATTGCCTTAAAATGCCCTCGTAAGGACTTACTACACCTTTTCGCAAAGCCTCTTTCACGACATTGTTACTGCCCTGCTGTATATAGAGCTGCACAATGTCGTGTTTGTATTGACTAAAATTTTCTACTAAATCTTTGGGTGTAAGCATAAAAAGCCCCCTAACCCCCAAAGGGGGACTTAGCTTGCGAAGTTCCCCCTTCGGGGGTTAGGGGGCTTTGGTGAGGTTTTTTACGGAGTAGTTGGCATCAATGTAACCGTACCATAGTAATACTTCATACGTGCCATGTACGCATTGATTTTCAAGGCAAAACCTTTTCGGTCGCCTGTTGGTGTTTGCGTGGCAAAAGAGTTCATAATTTGTGCAAACAAATCTTCCTCACCCACTTGATACCAATACCCTGTTGGCGATTGGTCAAGTGGTTTTGCTAAGACAATACACTCACAATTTTTGAGCATGGATAACATAGCTGCTACTTTTGGACTATCACCAGGGTAGAAAGCCTCTATGTCTACAGGATTACCTGTTTTGTCCCTGACTGCATTTTCACCTTGTGTGAGTTTACTAGTGTCAAAGGTAGAATAAAGTTTCAAAAAGCCTTTGCCTGTTCTAAACACATGATTACCTGTAATTTTAACAGTATTTTCAACGTCTGCCAAAGAACCTGTAAAACTATCATCATTCGGATAGCTATCGGCTGGTGCAATATCCTGAAACCAATCTATTGGGGCTACCAATAGATTTTGTTTTAAACCAGAAATATTGTCTTTATTTTCTTTCTTGTATTCGGGACGAAAAACCAAATCAATCATAAGAGATGGGAGGAGTATAGGTAGGAAATAAATAATAAGTGGAACATACACCCCTACCTAAGCAAGTAGGTAGGGTTAGTAATTAGGCAAATCGTCTTAACTTTTTGGCAGTGCTGGGAACAATTTAAGCACTTCTAAGGCGTGTGTTAGCTCTTTTTGGGCTGCTTGGTCGCCATTTTTTGCCAGTTCTACGATTTCTTTGGTCGTAATCGTTTTACCAGTCAATTTACTAATGTAACGAGGTACAGTGTTGTGATAGACTACACCCTCATACTCAAAAGTTTTTTCTAAGGGAATGCCCGCAGCTTCGGCAGCCTTTTGGCTTTGTACTTGTGCCTCTAACACTGCAAGGGTTTCTTTGAGTTCTGCCACTTCTTTTTTGAGGGCTGCGTTTTCTTCCTCTACAGTCATTACAATAGGTGTAGTAGGGTTTTCAACTTCTGCCGAAGTCTTTTTTGTTTTTTTATCTAAGTTGTCCATAGAACAATAAGGGATATACGATAGAAATAAATGAGGGTAAAAGAGATGATGATAATGCTCCCCTTTGGGCAAAGGGGAGATTTTAATTAGGCAAGTTCGTTACAGAAGGTTTCTTCATAATTATAGAAGCCTACGCCTGACCACCAGTCGGACTTGATGTCGACACCATCACGTAGCGTAACAGAGTCTTTGATAATAACTCCATCTGTTTTGCGTTTATACAACAATACCGCATTGCCATCAGTAGCTGCCCAAATCCTTTGGCTGCCATTCATAGACGGTAAACCAATGACTGAACAGTTGGGGAATTGTTTAATCTGGGCAAGGACTGTGGCTTGTGCATAGTACATATTGTACTTAATTTCTCGCCCTGTGTGGTAACGCAATTCAAGTTCTTCACTCATGCGTAGCAATTTGAGGCGTTTTCTGTACTTGGCAGGTAATGAAGCATACCACGCCTCTACTTGTTCCACAAATGTTTTAGGGTCTGTACTCCATGCTCCAGAAGGTACAGTAACAATCAAGTTCCCAGCAATGCCATCAGTCATAATCTTGTTAAAACCATTCATGACTTTATTGGCTGGGTTAGGTGTACCACTTGTAGGGGCTACATACTCGCCATGAAAAATAGCTTGTTCTTCAAAGTCTTCGTTCTTCTTTGGCAAGATATGGCTTTCCAGCACCCATTGTGTTGCTGTCCATTGTTTACGGTCAAGGTTATTATTTGCCAAGAAACCTGCCCAAGTGTCTTCTATTTCATCAGGGTTTAAAGATACGTCTATTTTTTGATGGTACAGAAGAATTCTGTTGGGGTCAATAGTTACATCTCCTTTTTGGGTGAACAAAGGCTGGTAACTTTGTAAAACTTCTCCTATGGAGGAATTAGCTCCTTCGTACACAGTAGCTTCAGTTGGACGAATTGCCAAAGTATTGGCGGTGGCTTGTTCTGTGCGGTAGAGTTTACTATTTAAATCTTTGAGGCTTTGACTACCTGGGCGATAGACAGCTCCATATTCAGCTCGTAGGCTGGCGGCGGTAATAGGCATAATGAATAAAGTTGTGGGGGGTGGGTAAAAGGAAATTCCTTAGAAAGAAGTAGCTAATAACTAACTACGATATTTTTTATCGTAATCTCTATTGTGTTCCAAGGTGTCTAAGAAAGCTGCTAATTCCTCTGGTTTTTCGAAATTGTAGCTTTTAGGGCTATTATCTCCTAAAGTTTTGTCATCACCTGTTTTCAAAGGATTGCCCTTGATTTTGGCAAGTTCTGCATCTTTGCTTTCCAAATCGGCTTTGTATTGGGCTAACTCTTTTTCCTTAGCCTCTAATTTTTCGGCTAATTGCTTCGCATTTGGCTCATTTGCCTTATAACTTTCAACTTGGCTGTTCAATTTTTCTACTGTTTGATTGAGATTTTCAATCTGTTCCGCAGAGAAAGTTACCTCGCCTTTGTCATTGTGTTTAGGTACGATACCTAACAATGCACCTACACTAGTAAGTGCCTTCATGAATTGTAGTGTCATGTGCTTAAAAATTTTCTTTTCTTCGGTGGGCTTAACAGTCGGGCTATTCAGGGGCATAAAATAGCTTTGCAGATGGGAGTTGCTATCATCAAAATGCAATTTGACAGCATCTGCGTATTCAGGAATGCTTACAATAGAAATTTCGATTAGTTCACAAGTGGCAATATTGTAACGATAATCTTGCTCACCTTGCTCGTCTATGAAATATTCCTTCTCATAAGACAAAGGTTTTACCGTAATAGATGCTCCTTTCAAAAAACCATCAGCTACTTTTTGGGCTATTTTCACAGCAAATTCATCTTTGGTATCAAAGACAGCATCAGCTAACCATGTACCATTTTCCAAACGTAGATTTTCCCATTTGCCTATGGGTGTTACTATTTTGTCATAATAGTTGTGATTAAAAAACATAGCAGGATTTTTACTAAACCTCTCTGTTTGTATGCCTTCGCAAATGATTTTATACCCCCTTACCAAACTGCCGTTACAAACAATAAAAGTGTGTGGCATATCGTAAGTAGTATTTTACCCTACAAAAATAAACAACCTCCTACCTACTTAAAAGGACAAAAATTAGGCTGCCAATAACATACGGCTTTTGAGTTCCTGTTGGTGGCGTGTCCACCGTTTGGAAAGGGTGTCATGTTTTAGCTCTGTAAATTCGCAGATATTGTATTGCTGCAAAAAGTTTGCAATAGCCTCTTTGAGCAATGCCCCAGTAGCTAATTGGTATTTTGTATAAACAATGAAATTGATGTGAAATACCTCCTCTAAATGAATTTTTATGGCATAGAGTCGGCGAGGACTAGGATTTTTGGCAATAATGGTAAGTCTAGGTAGTTCTTTGGACTTGTCAAAATACTCCTTGTAATACTTATAGTCGTCTGGGGCTAAGAGGGTGGTTTTAGAAAAATCAATAATACCTTTGTCTGAAAACTCTTGGAGGGCAAACTTGTATAAATACAAAGGAACTGGGAGTTGTGCTTGTTTTTTCATAGTAGGAATTGCTTGTGATACATCTTTACAAAGATATTAAATTGATTAAAAATGTAAAAGGACAAATTCCCGACAACTTTTTTTTAAAATCACTTATTTTTTAAAGGACAAATTCCCGACAACTTTCTTAAAAAACTTTTTAAAAAACAAAAAAGATGACACCTGTACGGTGTCATCTTGGGGTTGGGGTGGGTAAATTAATTAGGAGGGTTTATAGGGACGTTCAACTATCCTATTCCCTATTTTGAAAATCTCCAAAATTTCTTTACGAGGCTTCCGCCTTGTAGTGAAACTAACATGAATCCAACTAAAATCGTATTCATTAATCAGTTGGTCAAACGGCAAATTCAGACGTATGATTAACTCAAACAAAGCCTTATTGCTTGCCTTGTCTGTTAGTTTTAAGTCGGCAGCTTCTCCTAATAGGTGTTGGCTCTTGCGTCTGCCACCTACGAATTTATTTACCCTCTCACATCTCCAGCCTGAACTGACATAGATAGGATTCCCAAAGGCATCACGCAAGGGTTGTAAAATGTTTGAACTCAACGCCAACAGGTTAGTGATGATGTTTCTTGGCGGGTTAAACTGTTCTACGAACCCATGACGTACTGCCGTATCGGACTCTATCAACTCGTAGAGGCTAAAATTTTTTGTGAGTTGGTAATTTTTTAGAGGGCTTTTCATTCTTAATTAGGAGATTTTGGAGTGGCTGGGAGCCGTTGTGCGGTGGGTACTGTGTTTACTCTGTGGGTACTTCGTTTTCTTCGCCAATAATGGGCAAAGAGATAATGGCGGTGGCAATCTCGTCTTCAGGCAAGTTGAGCAAGTCCCTTAATGCCTGTGCTGCTACTTGTCCTACAAACAACTTGTCGGGGTGGTCTGCAAACTTGTACTTGATTTCGTCCTCGAGTAAGTCTAATGCAGCTTCGCCGATTTCGTGCTTGTGGGCTTCATAAACGGCTATCATTTGTTCTTTGTCTTGTGGGTTGTCGTCTGTTAAGACCTTGACCACATCATCACCTACGGCTTTGAGGGTGTCTAAGCCCTGTTCTTGGTGTGGTGTCAAATCATCTTTCTTGAACTGGGCTGCGATGGAACTGACAACGACTGCCCAAACGACCTTTGCACCCAGTTTTTTTACAATGTTCTGAAATAAATTCATAGTGGATTAATTTTCGTGAATACTAAAATCACGATACAAAAATACCACAACCTATAAGGAGAGTAAAGGACAAAAAAACCCCTTGTTAGGACCGGGCGTAAGCCCTGCCTAACAAGGGGTTTTTTATCGTTATTTAGATTTTGCAAAGTCTTGATGTATATTTCTCAAGAACAAACCAAACTTGTCTTCTTCGTAATACTTCCTTAAATTCTCCAAATGGTATTCTGCGAACCATTTGTAGTAGTAGTAGTGCCTTTTGCGAAAAGGGTATATGTTGCGAACAGCAACCTTGTAAGTCACCACAAATCTTGTTTGTCCTGTTTTCTCGTCAAATCGTGTTGTAAAAGCACAATCTACAACATAACCATAACGAAAAGAGTATTTTTTAACTACTACATTCTCTCCTTTGTAATGCCTAAAATTGTGATAATTGGCTAAGTATTCACAAAGTTTTCTATCAATTGGGTGAGCAAAATTGTAAAAATTTAGCCCAAATTTTTTCCCTGTAAATGGTTTCATTCTATTAAATCTAAGGTTTGAGTTAAATAAAAGTGCAGCCGTTTTGTTCCGTAACTCGTTTTTAAGAGCAAAACAATTCCAAAAGGGTTGTATTCAATACGACTATTTACCTCCACAACATCAATAATTTCGACAATTTCTTCGTAGTGGAGTTCAGGGGCTATATCAAGATAGGGTTGTAAACGTCCTCCATTGTATAGCTTTATTTTTTTACCAATGTAGTATTGTTGTAAAATTTCAAAGGGTGTAAGGCTTTTCATAAGTTTTGAATAGTGAACCCTAAAAGGACCTGGGCGTAAGCCCACTCCTTTTAGGGTGGTTGGGTTAGGTAGTAGGTTCTAACTGGTCTTGATGCACTCTTTTAGTTTCAATCACACCAGCTTTACTGACGTAGTTTACAAACAGATAGCCTGTGCCATCTGGCTCGTACTCGCACACTGATAACTTTAATTCAGGGTTTGCTTTTAAAACTACTATATCTCCAATGTTAAATTTTTGGAAATATCTTTCTTCGGGTGTACCTTTGTCATGTTTCATTTTTTTATACAAGTTTTAAGGTGGAACATTCGCCTTTGTAGTTCCTGCTACAAAGGCATTTTTTATTTTATATAGAAAACTTTATTGACTCCAATAGCTTTTGTACAAGCCTGTAATTCATTAATGAAATTGTCTTCCAAACCCTTGACAATCTCCGCAGTACAAGTAATATGCAGTGCATTGCCTATCTTTTCTACTTTGCCTTCATTCAGCCGATGCTTTAACCAAAAATCTAAGAAGGTTGGAAACTGGTTAAATGCTTTGGCAAAGGCAATGTATTCGTTTTCGCTAAAACCTTTCGGAATACTTCTTGGCACAATATTAACTTTAGGCGTTGTCTGTAACATTCCTGTATGGGCTATTACATTGGCTATGCTATTAGTGCCTCCTTCGCCTCTTTTTTCTTGCACTGTATTTTGTATTATATTTTGAACAGTATTACTATGATTTGATGTACCCGCCAAACTGTCTAAATCATCTATGGTTTGTGTGTGTTTGGCTTTGTCTGCATAATACTGGAAGATGGGCTTGCGGAAATACCAAAAATCTTCGTGCAAGTATTTATCATCTTTCAGTTCGTAGGTATCACGATACAACCTCACCATAATAGGCTCTGTACCGTTTAGCCCTGACCTATCTATAATCTTTACTATATCTATGTAGGCTACATCATCTTTGCACAAATAGCTATGGTAGATATGATTAAGTCTTTTGGTCATTATTTCGCTAAACCTACTTCGTTTCAGTTGTGGCAATGCTGCTAACTGTTTTTCAGACAATACCTGTGCTTTATCTTTGATTTTCAGCAAAGTATGGTTATCTGGCATAGCTGGCGATGCTCCTCGCATGCCGTACAATCCGTTTTTTTCCAACAACTCCGCAGAGCTTTTGTACTTTTTTTTGAAATAAATGATATGTCCCCAAAGGGCTGTTTGGTAATTGAAGTTCCCTATTTTTTGGGAATATCTATTCATTGTTTGGTTCATAATCAAAATTCGTTTGTGGTTGCTACACTCTTTACACTTAAGACACTACAGACACTTGACAATTAAGACACTACAGACACTGTTAAGACATAGACACTGAAACTTCGTTATGCTTGACAGACAGAAGACTGTTTGCGTTACTTTAAAAAAAATAAAGACAATACCGTCCCACCCTCCTAAAATTTGGACTTTTTTAGGGGGGTCAAGCCGTTTTTCGGGCTTCCTGTGTTCTTTTGGCGGGTTCGGGGCGTGTCCAATTTCGCCCCTACTACTACAAAAAGCTATGGTTTTTAAAGCCCAGTTTTAGGCACTGGGCGAAGGGAAGTTTTTTGTATGCTGTGTTTCACTTAACTTCCCAGCCTTGTTAATATGATTTACTCTTTCTAACTCCTCAATCATTGCCGATGAAAGTTCTATTTTCATCGGGTTTACGACACCGTATTTGATTAGTACATTTTGTTCGTAAGCACTGATTTTCATGGTTTTAGGCTTTATCTTACGTTTTTTATCCAACTTCCACTCACCCTGCATTTTAGTATGGTATCTATTGACAAATGCTATTAGAATAAAGTATTCCAATTCTTCTTGGTAATCTATGAGTTTGTTTAGGCGTTTATAGTCTAACCTGCGTATCCACTCTAATAGTACCTGTAAGACAAACTCCGCTTGTTGTGGGTTTTCTATTTTCATAGCTCTTTCGGGTTTACTTCCTTGCGTACTGGTTCTAAAAGTATAGCTGGTTTGTCATTGACATAAAAACTCCTATACTTCGGCTTTTCGGTTTTCGGAGGTTCGGCTACCGAACTTTGCACCGAACAAGCCGAAAGAAAACCGAACAACAAGACTATTATCGGAAAAGGCAACTTCGGTTTAACTCCGTTTTTAAAATAGGTTTCGGTAATACTTTCTACTTCCCCTTCGGAATTAGTCGTAACAGACTTTTTCGTTACAGTTTGCAACTCTAACCACCTATCATAAATACCTTTGACAAATTTTCCTCTACTTCCAGCCTCGCCTAATAATCTATCTAACTCAATCCAACTTTTCTTACCTTTTAGCTGTTGATTGATTTCCTTAAAATAAGGAATCAAATTGGCATATCGTTGGTAAAATTCTTCTCCGCTAATTTCTCGATATTCATAGCTGTGGTCTATGCGTATTTCGGGGAATTGTTCTACTTCGGTTTCCGAACTTTCCGATTCAACCGACCCGACCCTTACCGACCCTTCGGCTACGGTTTTTTCTTTCACCTGTTCCACTACTTCAGTAGGGGCGGGGAGTGTCTGGCTACTCTCTACTTTCATGTATAAAAAGCCTAATGCCTCTATACACACAAAACTAATGAGGTTGGCAAACTGAAAACTGCCCTCTATGTGTAGCCTTACATCTGTGTCGGCTATGCTCTCACACGAAAAGTGGATAAATATCATGTTATAGAAAAATGCCAAAAAGATGACTGCCCAAAACACCCAAACCAAGTTACCTATGAACTGGCGTGAGATACTATTTGAAAATGCCATAATGACTACGGCATACTCTATTATTATAGGTACGGCAAAGGCTATCACACCTCGCAATACATTGAACAAGTCTTTGCCCCAATATTCCACTATCATTCTTTGGGTAATGCCCAATGTGATAAACAGCCCTATCATGATGCGTAAGAAAATGCCTGTGTTCTTTAAATCTTTGAAGATAGAGAACTGAATTTTTTGCAAAAATTCGCCTATCTCGTTGGTGTTTAGTTGTATGTTTGCTATATTTGTCCTGTTCAT